TCTGTAATAACGTAGCCATTACCGTTGATAACATCATTAGGATCATTACCTGCATCGTTATCTATTTTCAGTTTTTTAAGCTGAAGATCTACTGCTTTTAGTTTTTTATCAATTTTAGCAGTTTTGGCATTAATAGCATTGCCCATCATACTAGCTGCTACTTCAAATATGCGTCCACTATAACGAACTTCTACATTCATGCCTAAATCCATTAGATCGTCGTAGGCCTGTTCTGCTTTAGTAGCTAGATTATCTAGCTCTTTATCATCTAGCTCATCTAACTCTTTGATCTGAGGTAGCCCTCTGGTTATTTCCTGTACTGCTCGATAACTGTCATCCAGAGATTTAACCTGTTCGTGAGTTGGCACAGGAGGCTTTTCCTCTATTACTTCCTCGGGCGAATCTAAATTGAATATTTCTTCTAATTTTTTGGTCATACAATACTTATCTGCGTTTTGATCCTTGATGGAAAATATCGCCTTCGTTTAAAACTCTAAAGCGTATCCCTTGTTGCTTACACCAAGAATTTGCCGCCTCCCATTTGGCTAGATTTTTCACATATTGTTGTTGATTGTACTGGCTCTTGCCTACCGCTTCTCTTAGTGTGTGATTGCTGGGTTTTATTTCTACAACTTCGGCATGCTTCGCACCGTTTTTATCTACATATACAACGAAAAAATCTGGAACGTAAACTGTACTTTTTCCAGTTAACGGATCTCTATATGGAATCTGTATGCTTTCACTAGCCCAATTTTGCACCCCCGGGTGCTCATCTAACATACGCATAAAAACAAATTCCCAACTTGATCGAGCCAATGGAGTTTTTTTCCCAACGTACTTGTCAGGGTTTTTCATTTCAAATCTACCCTGTGCAAACTTTGCCATTATGCTGCTATGTTCCTAGTTTGATTTGGTTTTACGTCTGTAGTTCTAAATCCTAATATAGAGGTAGGAACTCGATTGTTGTTTAAAATTTCACCAACCACTTGACTTAATTCGATACCTGTAAATCTTTTGAGAGTATCTAATATTTGACCAATCGGTGTTCCGTCTATTTTAGCCTGCCGTAGCAATGTCATAGTAACTACAGATGCTGCATCAGCGTCGAATCCCTTAGATTCAAAAAAACCTTGTGTAAAGTTTACATCATTTGCGGGAAATTCTAATGCCGCTTCACCGTAGGTGTCGAAAAAAAGTTTTGTACCGGCGGCACTGTCTTCGATGGTCTGGATAGGTAAATTTGTAGCCATATTAATCGCCTGTTAATACTCTTTGTGTAGCAGTAGTTGTCTGTTCAGTAGATGCACTCTTAGGAAATACAGCACCAACGACTCCGCCTACTGTAGATACTGCTGTAGCGATGTTTGCTGGATTGCTTAAAATATTAATGGCTTCACGCTTTAGTTGATCGGAAGATAATTGTCTAGCATTTTTATAGGTATTAATTGCTGAAATAGCTGTTCCGAGGAACCCGCCAAAACTATCAAAGGCTGCACCCGAGGCAACATTACCAAACACTTGTTCGATACCATCCAATACCCCACCTTCCCCAGTAAGTGTAGCTACACCCCCGCCTGCTACGGATATCGGGCTTGGCACAGTATCATAGTGTAAAGTAGCGAAGCCTTTTGGATTATTGTAAGATACTTGTCCTGCGGAATATCTTACAGCTTCGTATTCTAATGTCATAGCATTTTCATTAAATTCACTGGTTGCATAATCCATTGCACCGTGATTCCAAGATTTGATTCTTGGATTGATCAATGTATAGCCTAAAAATCTTCTACGACTCATGGTATAGATACTTACAGAATTAAAAAATGGTGCGGTGATATCATTATCCATACCGTAACGGAAATTATCCTTAGGCGTCTTTGTTGGGCGAAGATGATTAGCTTCATAAGCTGCTTGGGGATTATGTCTGTCACCTATGTAGTATCCGTAATATACTGCCCATAATGCATTTATAATTCCGGCAGCATCGTCATGAAAAGTTAAATTTACCGGATCATAGTTTATCTGTTTATAAACTATTTTTTTTCTGTTATATTGATTCTTAATTACAGAATCAAAATTAAATTTTGGTAGATCTGCGGTTTTTACCAATAGGCCAACTTCTTCTTGATGTTTGTTGGTAAATGCTGGAGCTCTTATTGCTGCTTTGTTTAATTCAAATCTTACATAATAATTAAACTTAGTTCGAGGTGCCAACCTCATGGTATTGTCTACGAATAGACGTGTAGCGTGTTGCCAGTTTGCCTGCTGCCCTTTGGGATTTAGGATACCTTCTGCAACACCTGTGAGAAATCTTGTGAAATAATTGGCCATACAAATATTTATGCCACAAAAAAAGCCCGTCTAACGGGCTCTTTTTGATTACAAGATTAATTAACCTTGCGATGTGCTTGCGCCTGTTACGGCTGCGCCTAGAGTTCTTCCAACTGCTGCACCGATGCCGCCGATTGGGCTCACTGCTGCTGCACCCGCTGCGAACTGTACCAAGTTGTCGTAGGCAATTGTTAGAGCAACTGTCATATGTTCATTGGTAGCATAGTTAGCATCGCCGTAGTCTACGTTCTGTACGAAACAACCATACATTTCAAAAGTTTCTAATGTTTCTGGTGTTAATGTACCGTTTCCTCCATCTAATACTTCAATACGTGTAGTAAACTTATAATCAATACCAGAACGTGCTGATGCTTGTTCCATGAAATCGTATTGTTTTTGAATCTGCTGGCCGACTAGTTTCTGTACTTGACCGCTGGCATCATCACGTAATGTTAATGTCACATTTTCCAATGTGTACTTGCCGGCAAGTTTTACTTTAGAGTTATAAACATCTAGTGTCATTTCTTCAAAGCTAACTTTTGGTCTTGTGATATCTTGCACTTGTTTAGTCAATTCAGTTGCTGCGGCAACCCCAAATCCCAACAATGTTACACGGAATCGATATTTCAACTTCGGCATTAGAAGCACCTGGGTGCTTCCTGCCGCATTAGTTGTTGGAATACCTAAATTGTTTAGTGATGTAATTGCCATTTTTAAATTTCTCCTGTGTTCTTGACACGCAATGGAATGTAAATGAACTCAACGGCCTTTACTGGTTCAATCGCAATATCAACATAAAGTTCGTTACGATCAATACGTGATGGAGTATTGTTGCTTTCATCACAAACAACCGCAAAGTCGTATAGTGCTCTTAAGCCTACTAATTCTAATAGCAAGCTCTCGCAGGCCTGTTTAATCTCGTCGCGAGTGATCTTATCATTTGGTTCAAAGATATATGGGCGAGCTAACTTATTCAATTGACTGCGTAAGTATACTACCAAACGAGCAACATTGATACGATCCAATGCCGAAGCATTTCTTGCACGAGTCTTCTGACCATATGCTACTAAACCAACACCGTTGAAGAATGGAATTGGATTGATCTTTAGATCATACAGCGTATCGCGCTGTCCTTCGTTTAGTGCGACCGTCTGGAACTCGCCGCTTAGTGCATCGATATAACCAACTGCTGTTGCGTTGGTAATGCCACCGCGTCTTGTACCTGCTGGTGCGAACCATGGATAGCTCACATTATCGCTTAGAGCGATAGTCTTAAGCATCATGTGGCTAGCTGGGACAACTGCTGAAGCGCCGCTTAGGTCTGTTGTAATACCATTTGGATAGTATGTAGCTAGATATTCATCATACGTTACTACACCGTCATCGCCGTTGTCTGTTACTAGGTTAGCATTGGAACCCCATGTAGTCAATGAAGTAGCATCTGCTGGTAAACGTAATGGTGTGTCGCCGATCACGAATGCTGTTACACCACGGTCGATGTTCAAGTTAACTAGATTGCTCATCAACTCAGGATATCCGGGTGCTGCGATCAAGTTAAAGTTACGACGCTCTTCATCACGGATTTCTGAGCTCGTATCAACTACGCTCTTCATTGCTTGAACAACTACCTTGCGTTGTGCCTTACGACCAAAGCTGCCAGAACCATCTTCGTTGTTACCCGAAGCAGTTACCCAACGATCTGTCCAATATGCTTCCATGCTTAGACCAGAACCGCTAACGAATGCAGATCCTGCTAGTGTTCCTGCACTAGTTCTTGGGTTATCACCTGTTGTATCGATGTAGCTGTTTACGTATTTCTTAACATTACCGCCACTGCGACGTAGGTTCCATAACAACATACCTCTTGGATATAATGCTGGATCTGGAGCATCTGGATCTAAGAAGTTGCTGACCAATAGATCTTCTATGGTAGATGCATCGGTAGCTGTTGCTGATCCACCGTCTGTTCTCCAACGAGCATCTGCAAATAGAACACCATCTTCTGTGGTTTGATCAGCTTTATCTACTAATTCCCAACGCTCTGAAAGATCAGCGATGTCAGTTAAATTTGCATTATATCTATAGATAGTTGGATAATTTTCTAAATCGGCTGTGCTGATCCACAGGTCTCCGGTTGCAGTACCGCTGGCTCCTGCTTTGTAAGGATTTGAAGCACTGACGATAGGAGCATAATTTGTATGCGTAGAATTCTTGCTACCATATGGTGCTGTTGTATGTCTATAACCAACCCATGTATTGCCGTTATGAACCATGATATCAACTTCAGCGAAGTTAGGATTATACCATAATTGGCCATCTGTTGGTTCATTTAATGGAGCATCGTTAGATGCAGCGAATCTTGGATCAGTTGCTGCCAATGGTTTCCAACCAGAAGCTACATAATCTTCTGCTGCGGCAGCTTCTGCTGAATAGAAGTTTTCTGTGCCTGTTAGGGTGTCAACACTGTACGGTGTAAACATCGCAGATACAGGAGAACCTGTGCCGTCGGTAAATCTAAATTCACCTCCTAGGTTATGGCTGATCACTAGTCGATTAGCTGTTGCGCTGGCTGCTGTAACAGATGCTACTATGTTAGTGAAACCTGCAGCATTGATAGCTGCTGCGATCGTATCAGCATCATTGTTATTACCTGCTGCTGTAAAACTGATTGTTTTTGCAGTGTCTAAAGATAATTGACCTTTCAGAGATTCTGCTATGGTGAAAGTCTTAGCGCCTGATGTTAGTGTACCTGATTTGATTAGATTAGAAGTTACACTAGTTGCGGTATTAACAGCTACGTTTCTTCTCCATACTCTAAAAGTTGCTGTTGCAGGGCTGGCATCAAATCCGCTGGTTTCTCGAGCATTTGATTGAACAAATAATGCATCTTCTGCGATGCTTGCTCCGCCTCCGGAACGATCTAGATAATAAAGAGCTGCTGCTGCTGATTCATAAATTGGAGCTTCGTAGCTGACCCATGATGAAGTTGCCGAACTCCAACGCTTGACTCTCCAACGAGCACCGTTGTTTGGTTCAGTAGTCTTAATCCAGACAGAACCGGTTGGTGCTCCACCGACTGTATCAGTGTTTTCTGTTCTCTTGAAAGTAGGAACAGTGGTATGTGGAGTTTGTTGTAATCTTGGACTTAGATATTGTCCTGCTGTGATTCCCAATGCGCTCCAGCCGCTGGTTCCATCTTCTAGAAGAACTGCACCGTCTGCACCGGTCGAATCGCCAGCATTTCCATCTGCTGCTGATCTTCCATCTGAATAGATGTATAATCTATTGCTGAGTGCTTGAGCTGTAACACCTGTAATAGCCGCTGAATTGATCGCTGCTGCGATAGCACTGACCGTTCCTGTTCCGCTGATAAGACTGTTGTTAACATAAAGGTTGTAACTGATTGATCCAGAAACTGCTGTTCCAGCTACCACTGGCCAACTTGCTTGCCATTCATTTGAACCTACAAGGGTCCACTCACCTGCAGAAACTTGTGTTCCGCCACCTGCATTTAATCCGTTTCCTGCAGACTTATAATAAATTCTTGCGTATTCTTCTTCGGCCCCAAAACTTCCGTCACCGGCCACAGTCTGCATTACTACTGCATAATCACCGATTTGACCTACAGACTCTTTTGGAGCATTATTTGAAATTTTAGATGGATCACCATCGTTCAGTACGATAGGCACTTTGTAAGTGAATTTTTGACCGCCACTAACAGTTGCGGCCGCCCCATTCCACTCTTGGATACCCCATGTAGTGGCCTGTGTGTCAACCCACCATTTTCCGTTTACTGGGTTCGCTCCCGGGGCATCTGTCTGTGCTTCTAATTCGTCTAGATTTACATCTGCACGAACGATAAATGCCGCGTTGCTAACACCTAGTAGGCTGTATGCTGCCAGCAAGCCATATTCATTCCTTTCTGATCCATGCACAGGAGTTGAACTCGCTGTCTGCTCAAAGAAAGGTACACCAAAGAATTCTGTTAGATCTCTTTGGCTAGTCATCTTGAATGCTTTTCCAGCATTCGCTTTCGTTGTTCCTGTCGCGGTACCTGTACCTGCTCCATTTAATTTATCTTGCGCTGTAGCTACAACGATAAGAGGAGTTGTACCAGGCTCAGCTGGTGTATAAAAACTCTCGTCGATTACCGTAACTTGTACGCCGGGTGATTGTAGTGCCATTCCCTATTCTCCTGGTAATAGTTGCTCATAATATTTAGCGTATGTTAATAAAAATGGACAGTTATACCAGGATAAAAAGGGGCAGAAAAGGTTTAAATATTTGTATGAGACCTCTTTGCAAGTGCGGGCAACGGCCTAAAGCTATTAATTATTATAGGAACGGTAAACCTTACTATAGAAAACTCTGCGAAATCTGCCTAGCCCACGGTTCGTACCACGGTATACCACGTTGGCAACGTGCCGGATATAAGATGAAATCACAGTGTGAAAAGTGCGGACATCGTAGCCCGCACTCAGAGGTATTTAGAGTTTTTCATATTGACGGCAATTTAGATAACTGCCGTCCGACAAATTTAAAAACAATCTGTTGTAACTGTG